AATCGCTGTGGCTTGCAGTTGAACGTGAGGTCGAATTTGCCCTTGCCGTCCCAATTCTTCACGTCAGGCTCGATGCCGTCCACGAAGGTTGCAAGCCTGTACTCGTTCGGCAGCCATGACAGTTCCAAGCGCTGGTAACCTTTCAGCGAATACAAGTAGCTTTTTAGCGCACTGAAGTTCTCTGCAAAATTGGACGGGATAAAGCAATCCTTGAATGTCAGCTCTACATTCTCAAAAGAACCGTCCTCGATCGTGAGTGCTCCATTCCTGCCCGGCACGTCTATCATTTCATACCTCTTTGCAGGAGTATCAAAAATAGCAAGCCCAGAAGCCCAGACCCCAAAGTCCGAGCTTTTGCGCCCACCGAAGACAAAATATTTCTCTTTGCTGTTAATCATGCCAGCTCCCTCACTTGTCGGTTAATCTTCCTTGCCACGATATTTGCAAGCTGAGTTGTATCCATGCCCGGGGCGGCATTGACTACCATGTTGATATTTACATCTCCGCCCATGTTGCGGAACGTGTCGTATCCCATGATGACTTCCTTTCCTGTCTCGCCACCGCCGAGGAACTTGTTGCCCATCATGCCGAAGATGGTCGCACCGTCTAATACATAAGGCTGTTTCATGGCTTTTGCGTACCATTCAACAGATATATGCGGAGGAGAACCATGACCGCCAAGTCCGAACGGAGGCGACCCTGTGACGGTAAAGTGCGGCAGTGTGATATGAGGGAAGCTGATTGAACCGCTCAACAATCCTTTAATTGCTGAAATAGCGTTGCTGACTGCGTTCTTTGCAGCACTCATTTTATTACTGATTGCGTTCTGTACTGCGGAAAAAGCATTAGATACCGCACTCTTCAAAGCGTTGACCTTTCCAGTAACGTCCGCCCTCATTGTGCTGAAGATGCTTGAAACCTTATCTTTTGCCGCCTGTATCTTGTTTGAGATATTTGCTTTCAAGCCCTCAAATGCCAGTGATACACGCTCCTTCAGATTGTTCGCCCATGCGCACACCTCGTCCCAGTGCCGTCCGAGCAGAACACCAATGGCGATGACTGCCGCTATGATGCCGATGATTAGTGTGCCCGGGCCTGCAAGAGCCGTGATAGCTCCTGCCAGTATCGGAGCGAATTGCAGGATTGCTCCAACCACTCCCACAATCTGCCCGAGGAGCATCAGTATCGGGCCGATAGCCGCCACGATAAGACCAGCCTTAACAATCATGTCCTGCTCCACTGGCGACAGCTCATCCCATTTTTGAATCAGCCCGTCAATGAAGCCAAGGAACTGGTCAATATACGGTAGCAGTCTTTCTCCTATTGCAATTGCAACGTTCTCAAACTGCTGTTTCGTCTGCGACAGCTTTGCCGCCGTTGTTTCGTATCGTTTTGATGCCTCGTCCTGCAATGCTGTATTTTCTTTGTATGCATCGCTTGACCTTTTTGTTGCATCAGTCAGTACATCCGAAGCGAGTGCCAAGGACTGGAGCATGTTAGACTGGCGAATGCCGCTCATACCTAACTCATCGAGTATGCCGTAAGTGTCCTCGCCCTCTGCGTTCAGATTGCCAAGACCGCCAATGAACGCTTGCACTGCCTTGATTGGTTCAGACTTCCATTTCTTTGCGAATTCATCGGATGACATGCCAGCCACTTGAGCGAATCGTTCTAACTCCTCGCCGCCGCCAGCAACCGCCTGTGATATGGTCGTCAGCGTTTGGCTCATCGCCGTGCCGCCAGCTTCCGCTTCGATGCCAACGGATGACATGGATGCCGCCAGTGCAAGAATATCCTGTGAGGACAATCCTGCAATTCTGCCAGCCGCCGCCAAGCGTGTTGACATGTTCACGATGCTTGCTTCATCCGTTGCAAAGTTATTACCAAGCTCAACAATAGCCGAGCCAAGTCTGTCAGCATGGTCGGATGATTCGCCCGTGATGTTCATGAACCTTGCAAGACTTGTTGCCGCATCTTCCGCAGACAAGTTCGTTGTATCGCCAAGCTGTACCATCGTCTCAGTGAATGCAACTAGATCGTCAGCGGATATGCCAAGCTGTCCAGCAACCTCCGCAACCTTTGCAATGTCGCCCTTAGTGCTTGCAGTACGGGTTGACATTTTCTTGATGCCGTCCGCAATGTTCTCGTAAGATGTAGTCGCCGTTTCGTCAACGGTTTTCATCACGCCAGTAAAGTCTGACTCCCAGTCGATGGCGGACTTAGTTGATGCCGCAAATGCAGCCACGAGTGGAAGTGTGACATACTGCGTCAGGTTCTTCCCGACCGCTTTCATGCCGTTTCCGAACGCTTGCATCTTCTCGCCAACTGCCGCAATCTTCTGAGTTGCGACCGAGCCAAAATCACGGTACTGCTTTTCAAGGTTTTTCAGCTTGCTTTCGGTCTCGATGATTTCCCTCTGCAAAGCATCATACTTGTCCTGCCCAATATCGGCAGGGGTAACGTTTTCCGATGCCTTGCGAAGCTCAATCAATCGTGCCCTTGTTTCATCAACTGCCTTTTTCAGTGCCCTCTGCTTCTGCGTCAGAAGTTCTGTGTTGCCGGGGTTGAATTTGAGCAGTTTGTTTACATCCCTCAAAGAGGATTGTGTCTGTCGGAGGCTTTTGTCCATCCCTTTGATGGTTTTTTGAAATTCGCTGGAATCCGCTCCGAGTTTGATTGTGATTCCTGCAATCCTGCCAGCCAATCCAGTTCACCTCCTAGAATTTGTCCATGTCGGCTTGCGATGCCTTAAATGGATATTTATATGAATCGTTCGCCGCTTCCGTCATCATGTCAAACACCATGCCGACATCTATAAGGGCAAGGTCACGGAAGGAAATCCCCATCTCCGCCGCCCTTAACATATAGACGGCAGTGTTCAGCTCTCTGTCTGGAGATCGTCCTTTTTTTTAGCGACAGAATCCGTTCTGTACGAGCCGAGATAGACGTTGATGATGTCCATGCCAGCAACGTTCAAGTCCATTGCTTCAAACTGCATCAGCCAATTCATGAACGCCCCGTGTGAAATGTCAACCTTCAACGGGTCAGGGCTCTTCGCCTGCTGTGCCATGATAAAACCAAGTTCTGCGCTGATGTCCGTCACGTTGGAAATGTCGTTCTGTGCTTCTGTGAACATCTTGATGATGTCCTTTTTGAATGCCTGTTTGTATAAAAAAGGAGTTGCGCCATCTGCCCGTAACTCCACATCATGTTCGCCGATTTTTACTGTCTCTGTCATCTTGCTAACCTCCTAAAAATGCAAGAATAAAGGGAAGGTCATTTGACCCTCCCTTTTGTGTTACGCTGGAATCTGAACGGCTGTGAAAAATGTGTTGTATGCGCTGGACTCACTGTTAGCTTTCGCCTTTACAATGTTGTCCTGCGGTCTTGCGGATGCCTTAATGCTGAGTGTCTCAGTCTGCGGCTCGATCGCTCCGTCAGGAGTTGTCTCGGATGCCATAGATGCACGGGTCGCCTTGCAATTGTACATCACATGTCTTGTCGCACTCTGGTCGCCCTCAAACTGGAAGAGCAGTGCAAAAGGCTTCGGCTGTGCATCTGCTACTTCGTACTGAAGTCCGCTGGTTGCGTCTGTTAACTCGCCCATGACATCAGCAAGGAAGCTGTCGGGGATAAGAGCAAGCTCAAGGTCGCCCTCATAGCCGTTGTTGGATACGCTTGTCCAGTAGTCGATGTTGTCAGCTCTAAACGTGCTGGTCTCGCCCTGCTGTTCAAGAGATAAGGAAACTGCGCCCGGCATCGCAACCGGGGTTTCATATGTCCCTGCGTCTTCGTTAAAGATGGCATAGTATGCTTTCGAAAGACCGAATTTAACTTTATTCGCCATTTATCAAAACCTCCATTGTGAAAGTTTGCATGTACATCTGTTCATCGTCAAGATATTCGCCGTAAGTGCTATACACAAGACCAGCGTCCTCCAACTTCTGTTCCACTGCGGCTTCCAAGTCGAAATCCTTGTTGGCTGTATAAAGCTCTATCTGTAGCTGCCTAAACTTGACATAATTTTTATTGTCTGCTTTAAAATCATCGTCCTCTGGGTAAATGAAGCAGATGAATGGAAGCTCCCTGCCAGTATCATCCGTGAAATGGTCATAGGCATAAGGAAGACCAATTGAGCCGATAAGCTCTGCAACGTTTTCGTATGTCATGATAATTCCACCTTTACAGTTCGCTCAAAATCTTTAATCAACTGCTCCTCCACGGGCTTGATGTGAACATGAGCTGGCGTGTCGTCATACTTCCTGCCCGTGCCGTTGCTGGTTGCGTGTCCATGCTCCAAAAGATGCGCCAGTCCCGGTCTTTTCGAGTTGTAAATAATCCCCTCAGTGCCGAGCCTTTTGGTCACGATCTTGTATGTCCATCCGCTGGCGTAAGTGCCGCTTCTTCTCGGCGATACCCTGCGAAGGGCGAGTGCGCCTTTTTGGGCGACCTTGCGAACGCATTCATCGCTCTTTTGGTCAACCTCATCGGCGTACTCATTTAAAACCTTCATGATGTCGGCATGGAGCTTCTCAACGGTCGTTTCAATGCTAAGTACTCTTTGCATTTGTGCCGCCTTTCCGCTCCACATACAGCTCGATATAATCATCGCCCTCGGGCAGATATGTCCGATAGATGGCGTATGTCTTGCCGTTGTACTCGCAGATGGTTTCGCCCTGATAGTCGCCAGCAAATACAGTGAACTGCATTTCGGGGTTCAGCCCCGAACGACCGCCCTCAAAGAACTCGTTCCTTGTGACGCTCCGTGTCTTGGCGAAGACT